TGGGATGGCGGCTTCACGAATACCGAGATCCTTTCCGCGCTGCCGGTCATCCGCTCCCGCTCGCGCGATATGGCGAAAAATTCACCCTTATACGCGCGGTATATCCAGCTCATGCGGGAGAATGTCGTCGGCGACGGCTTCCGCTTCAAAGCACTCCCGGCCGTTTCGGTAGACGATCCAACGTCAATCGACAACAAGGCCGCCGAGACGCTCGAATATCACTGGTGGCGTTGGGCCATGAACCCGTCCGCCGTGGACGCCGGGCGTCGCCAAAACCTCACGCAGCTCCTCCAGCTTGCCGTCGAAAATTGGGTGCGCGACGGCGAGGCGTTCATCTTCCTCGACGACAGGGCGCAAAACCGCTACGGCTTAAATCTCCGCGTCATCCGCGCCGACTGCATCGACGAGACGGTGAATTTCGACATGGGCGGCGACTACGCCGTTCGCGGCGGCATCGAGTTCGACATTGCGACCGGCAGGCCCCGCGCCTACTGGTTCAACGGATCGCGCTCCGACAGCGCGGGCGTCGTCTATTTCCACTCAAAGCCAATCGTCCGCATCGAGGCGCGCCGCGTCATCCACCTCTTTGAGCGTCACGAGGCCGATCAAATGCGCGGCGTTCCGCTTGGCTATGCCGCGCTCGTGCCGCTCAAAATGCTTGACGAATACACGCGGGCGGAGCTTGTCGCCGCCCGCGCAGAGGCGTGTACCGTCGGAATCTTTAAGTCGCCTTATGACAACATGAATCCGACGAAGTTCGAGGTCACGGACACCGAAAAGAACAAGGCGGCGAACATGATCCGCGAAGGTCAGAACCTTTGGCTCCCGCCAGGCTTCGACTTCTCTTCCCACACGCCGAGCCACCCCAACAGGGCGTGGGCGGACTACTCGACCAACCTCCAGCGACTCGTCGCCACGGGGCTCGGCGTGGACTTCACGGAACTGACAGGCAACGCATCGGCGGCGATTTCCGTCTCCGTCCGCCAGTCCATTCTGCGGACGCGCGAGATGTACAAGACGCGCCAGCGCGTCGTCTCGTCGCTCGTCCTCGACCGGCTCTACCACGCATGGCTCCGCTCGTTCCTGTCGCTTGCCGTCTCCGGCGACCTCACGCTCGCCGACTTCGAGCGATTGAGCGACCACGAGTTCAAGGGCCGCCGCTGGGGGTGGATAGACCCGACCGCAGAGGTCAACGCCGCGACGATCGCTGTCGCGCACGGATGGCGCACGGACGCCGAGGTCGCAAGCGACTACGGGAACGACATCGACGACGACATCAAGGAGGCGGCACGCGTTCGCCCGGCAAAGGAGGCCGCGGGCCTCGTCACGTTGCCGAGCGGCCAACAGCCGCCGCAACCGCAACCACAACCCACAAACGAAAGCGAAGGCAACAATGGCCAGGAAAGCGAAAACCAAGAATAGCGCCGCGCCGCAGGCTCACAAGCCCGCCGCTGACGACCCGCGCATCTTCCGCGCCGCCGCAGTCTCCATCGAGACGCGCGAGCTGGAGGACGGAAAGACCGAGGCCGTCGTCCGTGCGTCCGTATCTTCCGAGGAACCGTATGAGCGCTATATGTGCGACGAGAACGGCGAAACCGTCCGCGCGTATGAGGTGCTCGGCCACAAGGACGGCGAGATAGACTTCTCCCGCATGAAGGACGGGCTCGTCATCCAGGACACGCACTGGGGCGACCAGATCGGAATCATCCGCGAGCCGGAAGTCAAGGACGGAAAGCTCGGCGGCGTCATCGAGTTTGGAAGCGGCGAGCGCTCGCAGGAGATCGCCCGCGACGCCGCGAAGGGCATCCGGCGCAACATGAGCGTCGGCTACATCGTAAACAAGTACAAGCGCGACGGCGTGGCCGAAGACGGGCTTCCCATCTTCCGCGTCGTCGATTGGACGCCCTATGAGGCGTCATTCGTGAATGTCCCGGCGGACGCCTCCATCGGCGTCGGGCGAGTGCTCGACACAACCGACGGCGGCGCGGAACCGGCAACAAGGGCGGCGGTCAAACCGTTCGCCGTTCAGAAAAAGAAAGAGGAAAAAGAGATGGATGCAAAGACCATCGCCGCCCTTATGGCAAAAGCCGAGAGGGCGCACATGAAGGCCGCCGACGTGTCGGCCATGATCGAGGAAGGCAAGACCGAGGCGGAGATCTCGGACGCCATCGCCGAGCGTGCGCTTAAGTACGCCGACGAAGTGCAGCAGAAGGCCGAAAAGGAGGCCGCCGAGCGCGCCGCCAAGAAGCCCGATATGCCGACCCCCGGCGCCCCCACGATCATCGCAGAGGGCAAGCCGAACGGCCGCAAGTACAACCTCATGAACGTCATCCGCTCGCTGGTTGCCGCTCATGACGGCAACGTCGGCCCGGACGTTGGTTTCGAGCGCGAAATCTCCCAGGAGATCGCCCGTCAGAACCACAAGAGCGCGAAGGGCATCTTCGTGCCGTCTTGGGCGCTCCTCACCGGCAAGCGCGCGCTTGACACCTCGAACGCGGGCGGCCTCGTCGCGACTGACACGCTCTTTGGCGAGTTCATCCAGGCGCTCGTCGCGGACACGGTGCTTGGTCGCGTTGGAATCCGCACCCTCGAGGGCCTTGTCGGCGACGTTGCGATCCCGAAGGGCAGCGCGGCGGCTGCCTACTGGATCACGCCCGAAGGCGGCAACGCCACCCAGACGACGCCCGGCGTCGGCCAGGTTGCGGCGACTCCGCACACCGTCGGCGCGTACACGGACATCACGCGCAAGCTGCTCATCCAGAACGGCATCAGCTCGCAGAACCTCGTCGCGGACGAGCTGCGCGGCGCGATTGCCCGCGCTGTCGAGGCGGCGGTATTCTCCGGCACCGGCGCGAACGGCCAGCCCACCGGCCTTGACAACTTCACCGAGGTTGTCGGCGGCGAGACGGTCGGCATCCCGACGGTCAGCATGACCGCTGGCGCGCCCACCCACGCCGACATGGTGGAGTTCTGGAGCAAGATCTACTCGGCGAACGCCAACGGCGAGCGCATGAGCTTCATCGGTTCCCCGGCGGTCAAGGCGCTTCTCCGCACAACCCGCGACGTCACGGTCATCAAGAACGAGGCCGGGACGGACAACGTGGCGGCGGTCGGCACCGACTACCTCTGCGACGCCGACAGCCGCGTCGAGGGCTACGAGTTCCACATGAGCAATCTGTGCAACTCGAAGAAGCTCTACTTCGGCGACTGGCGCGAGATCATGCTTGCTTTCTGGAGCGGCATCGACCTCATCGTGGACACGGCGAGCCTCTCGCTCTCCGGCGGCGTCCGCGTCGTCGCGTTCCAGGACTGCGACGTCATCATTCGCCACCGCGAGTCCTTCGCGATCGGCACGGCGCTGGCGTAAGCCGGCACACGCGGGGACGCGGGGCAGCGGAGAGACATTCTCCGCGCTCCGCGCCTCTGCGCGGCCCTTTTCCCCATTCCCACCCCTTAACCGAAAGGTTGCACCAACCATGAAAAAGATCATAACTCTCGCCGCCATCATGTGCGCGTTTGCCGCGTTTGCCGCGTTCGATCTTACGAGCGCGAAGCCAGAGCTGCTCGTCGCGCCGACGGCAATTTCCGCGAACGCGACCAACTCTGTCGATTTCACGAGCGCCGGCCGCAAGGGAACCGGCGAAATATACATCGCCGCGACAAGTTCCGCGACGAACGGCACGATTGCCGTCACGCTCATGGCGACCAACATCGTCGCGGGCGGCTGGTCTGTCTTTGCCGCCGGAACATACCCGACCTACCCGACAAACGCAGTCTATGCGCTTCCCGTGGCCGTCGAGTATCTTTCGCCGGTCAATCGGCTATTGATTACCCCGACAGGCGCGAACACGACGGCATCCGCTGTTTTGCTTTCCTACTAAAAGAGCGGCCGAGGGCGATTCCATCAAAGTTCTTTTGAAGTAAACACAGGAGGTTAAATCAATGGCAGCACCAGCTTACGTTTCACGCTACGCGGTCAAGTCCGCGACGCTTACCTACGGCTCGGACACGTTCGACATGGCGAGCGGCCCGGCGGCTGTTGGCGAGACTTGCGAAGCCGTGGATGTCACGGCTCTCAGCGATTCCGTCAAGCAGTTCATCAAGGGCGCATTGACGGAGAAGGACGAGTTCACCGTCACGCTCTACCAGAAGGGCACCGGCGACCTCACCACGGCGACCGCGACCGCCACGCTCACGATTGCCGTGACGCTCGAAAACGGAAGCGGCACGGACGCGACCGCAACGGTCAGCTACGCCCGCGCGCTCATCACGAAGGTTTCGCCGCCGTCGATCGACGCAAGCGGCGACCGCAAGGCGACCTACGACGTGACGTTCCGGCCCGACGGCTCGGTTGGCACTTGAGGTAGCAGACGATGTTTGCCGACTACTTCCAGATAAAGCTCGGTGAAACGGTCGTCAAGGGCCGCCGCCTCTCGATCAAAGAGACGCGGCAGCTCCTTGACGATTTTGACACCGACAAGCTGACGATCGAAGCGGCGCTAAAGGTCATCAAAGACCGCTGCACCCTGGCGAACGGCGGCAAGTTTGACCCGGAGGAGCTTTCGCAAGACCAGGTGAACCGCATCATTGCGGAGATGGTTCTGCCGGAAAAAGGTCGGCGAATATCGGATTTTATCGGGCTGCTCTCGTAAGCGCCAGCGGGGGTGGCGAGACGGCGCAAGGCGCGATGTTGAAAGAGGGCGCGGCGACGCAGGGCGTATGGTTGCCGCTGGCATTGGCGCAGATATACCAGATACTCATCGCGCTGGTCAAAATGTGGGCGGCGAAGGATTCAGGCATAAAGGTGCCGACAACCGCCGAAGCTCTCAAGGCGTTCTGCCTCCCGGCAATGGCGGAAGCAGTGGAAGAGGACGAAAAGGAGCGCGAGGCGCTGGCGCTGTTTAATTCGATTAAGAACCTGGCGGCAAAGCAAGAGGCGAAAGCAAAGAAATGAAAGATTTTTGGAACAACCCAAAGGCGTTCACGCCAATGTTGGAGCTGGTTTCATGGCTCCAAGACGCCGCGCCGCATCGTCGCGGCGTCCTCCGCGCCGCCGTCTTTCAGAGTGAAAGCCAATCGACCGCCGCAGGCCCGACGCTCGACGGCGTGACCGCAGACCCGTGGAGCGTCAAGGTGCCGATCACCGACGCGCTTGTTTCGCAGATTGCAATGGGCGACACGCTCACGCTTTCGCCGCGTCACGGCAACGCCGTTCTCACCGTCCAGCAGATCACCGCGACGACGGGCTGGTACATCATCCGCTGCACCGCAAACGAAAGGGCACCGCAGGCATGATTGCGTTTGATGTCAAACTCGACCCATCGTCGGAGAAGTTCCTTTTGGAACAGGCGCAGAAAATCCCGCGCGAAGTTCGCCGCGCTTTTCTGTTTGCTTGCGGAATCGCGCTCCGAAATATGCGCCTCCGTATGCGCGGCACAAGCGACAAGATCGAGAAATGGCAGGAGTTCACTCGCAACTACCGCGCAAAGCAAGCGACATACTGGTCGCCAGCGTCAAAGTTCGGCGGTCGACTCATGTGGCCAAACGCAAAACAGCTCACAATGCAGCAAGAGGGCGACCGTGTGCGCATCGGCTGGATCGGCGCATTTGAAAGCGCGGCGATCAAATTTCAAGATGGCGGAAGCGCCCCAACAAGCCCCAAATGGCGTCACCATCTTTATAAAACCGGCTTTCCCTATGGCAGCGTCCCGAAAGTCGCCGACACTCCCGCGCGCCCGGTTGTCGCACAGATTTCCGAAGAAGCGAGTCGACATATTGACGACTGGACGATTGGCGCGCTTGCTCGCGTCTTAAAGGGAAGCATCCCCAAATGGGAAATGCGCTATCAGCAAAACGCGGGAACACGCGAAGGGGCGCGCGCGGCAAAGTATGCCTCGGCGCTTGCAGGCGCATACGAACAGGTGCGCATGAGATAGGAGAATTCGACCAATGACAGCACACCGGCAACTAATGGTAAACATGGGAACGGCGGCGCGCGACAGCGCGCCGGTGCTCGAGTTCGCCGTCCAGAATTTCGGGCGCGGCCTTGCGGTCAATGTCGGCGCATACGCGGCGGGCTTGCCAAGCGAAAAAGATACGCCGTTTCTCTGGCTGTTTGCCGAGCCGACCGACAACGAAGTGGTAAACGCCGACGAGACTTTCACTGTCAACGGTATCGTCGGCTGTTGCGTCCTGGGGCCAGACGGCGAGAAAAAGATCACAAACGAGGTGACGGAGCGCACGGCGGCGGCGAACGGCCTCACGGTCAATGGCGGCAACGCGATCGTCGAGGAACTGCGCGATCTTGTGCTTAAGGCAATATTGGGCGCAGGCGTCGGCGCAATCCCGGAGCGCGTCCGGCTTGTCGAAAACGACATCTCGCATTTTCCGCTGGATTGGGCGGCGTTTGAAATCGACTACCGCGAGTTCCGCGCGCTTTGCGACTACTACACTATGCCGGCCGACGAGCCGGAGGAGGTGAGCGCCAATGGCTAACGCAAACCTCACAATGGGCGTGACCGGCATCGACAAAACGGGTGCCGCTTTCAACTCCGTCAAAATGCGCGCCAAGGCCACCGGCGCAAGCATCCGCGGCGGGGGCGTATCTGTCTCTAAAGTCGATCAATGGCGCGTTCAACGACCTTGCGAAAATGTCAGACCTCGCAATGCGCGCAGGGACTTCGGTGGAGTTTCTGACAAAATCCGTCACGGCGTTCAAGGTCGCGGGCTTGGGCATTGACGCGGAAGGTTTTGTCAAGGCGATGAACTTCATGCAGAAGAACACCGGGCTGCGAGGCGAAGGGGCGTTCTTTGATGTGTTGAAGCAGCTCTCCGCAATTCCAGACGCAGGCGAAAGGGCGCGCGCTGCAGTCGGCGTTTTTGGTCGTTCCTGGACTGCCATCGCGCCGCTCATCAACGCCGGCGGCGAAGCGGTGAGCGCAATACAGGAGCTTACCGATCTAATGCCGGGAATGTCCGCCGCCGCCGCAAAGTCTGGCAAGGAAGCAAGAGACGCGATTTCGGTATTTACTACAGGCATCCACCACATCTTCCTAAAGACCGTCGGGAAGATATTTGGACTATGGGCGAAGGACTTTCCCGGCGGCGTCCGCGCTGGTGCGCTAAACGCCGTGAGCGCCATCCAATGGTTTGGAAAGATGGTCTACGCCTACATCGCCAAGGCAGCGGGGATTTTAGGTGCTAATTTCGGGCTTTTGGTGGATGGCTTCATGCCTGTGCTCAAGATGGTTGGCGCTTCGATACAAAAGACATTCACTGGCGTAGTGGACACGCTGAAACTCGTCGCCACTTCGCTGTTTAGCATCGGCGCCCTCGCCTATGACGCCGTGACGAAAGGCCCCGCCGCCGCGTGGGAGGTTTTCAAGGGCACGATGTCGGCTGCGACCGAGGAATGGAAGAAGAGCATAACGGACACATCAAATTTTGACGAACCCATCGCGCAGATGAAACAGGCCTGGGATGTGTTCAAGGGAACAGTGTCGGCGGCGGAAAATGATTTTACCTCTACCGTTGCGGCGGCAAACAAAGAACGCGAAGAATATCTCGCCAAGCTGAAAAGCAAAGATGTCGGCAAGCTGTTTGACGCTTTGCAAAATCCAACTGGCGCGGCAATCGCTGGCGAGGCGTTCGGCGCGGCGGCGGCAAAACGAATATCAAACGCCCTCATACTTGGCGGGTCGAATCAGGCCAATAAGTTGGCCATACTTGGCCCGCAGTACCAGAACGAAATAAAGAAGATCTCGGATGGCGTGGCCAAGATCGTGCAGAACACCCAAAAGACTGCCGAAAACACGGAGGAGGGTGGCGACAATCTCGCCGCGACTGACTTATGAGCGCATCTATCGTCAAAGTAATACCAAAGGACGGAACGAGCTACAACGTCAATGATTCCGGCGCGACGGATATTGCGCTGCACTTCCAGGTGCAGCTCTCCGAGCCGCTCGGCCAAGGGCAGCTTTTTACATCGTTCAGCGACGGCACGACGAGCGTCCCGGCAATCGGCAGCGTCCACCCGGCACGCGAGGGGTATTATGCGGCGAGTTACGAAGTAAAGCAACCTCAGGGCGCGGCAAAGAACACCCTCGACGTTACGGTCAAGTATTCGCCGCAGTCATTCGTCACCGAGGGCGGCGGGGGAGA